AGTAAATTTTTACAATCCCAGAATTTAAACAATCAAAATAAAATTAATATTAGAGGTGGTATTATGGAACAAGAATTAATCATAATAGGTTTGTTAAATGGCTAGAAAACATATAACAGATATTCAAGTCGTAAAAAACCAATTAGATTGGATTGACATGAATAGAGACGGATGTCCAATAAAAATGTTATCGAAAAAAACTGGCGAATGTCAAAAGGTGGTATATAGGGCAATGGAACGAGCTTATGAAAAAGACTATCTTGAATGCGGTGTAAGTTTACGCTGTGGATGGGTAACAGATAAAGGTAAGGAGTTAATAAAAAATGGCACGTAAACCAGACTCAAACAACGTTAGACGACTAAAAGGCGAAAAGAACAAAGACAGATACAGGCTTGAAGCTAATCTGGAATGTTTAACAGAAATACCTGAAGCACCAGAATTTTTAACTGCTAAGGGTGTTAATAAATTCAATGAGCTATGCGCTTATTTAATCTCGCATAACATAGCTACTAATTTAGATATAGACCACATAGCTTTAACAGTTGATTTATGGGTTCAAATAACACAAATGAGGGAAATAGGACAGAACCCACCGATGAGCATGTACACCACATGGAAGTCATTTTCTAGTGACTTGTATTTAAATCCATTAGCACGACAAAAAATGATGGGTGTTGCCGAGCAAAAAAAAGAAAACAAGTTTGCGAGTAAGCCAAAACCAAAATAATAAATCGTTAGAGGTGACGATATGAGTAAAAAATATTCAATAATTATAGAACTTAAAAGCGAAAGCGAAGCACTAGATAAAATAGACGAAGTTAGACAATTATTTATGTGTAGAAATCCATTCGATGAACCACATATTTATTATACTGAAACAGTGCCGTCTTATAGTGACGACTCACCAGAAGATAAATTTAAAACATTTAATGTCACTGGTTTATAAAAATTAAATAAAATGTCATACGTAAAACGAGCCATTGAGTATGCTACAAATGCTCAAAGCTCAAACTCGCACGGCAAATGGTCACGCCTTGCATGTAAAAGATTTCTAAATGACTTAGAGCGGGCAAAAAAAAAGGATTGTAGTTTCTACTTTTCAGAGTGGCATGCAGATGATGTATGTGAATTTGTTGAAAAAATGCCACACATTGAAGGAACGTGGGAAACAAGAGAATTAAAGTTACACGATTCACAAGTATTTTTTCTGGTTAATGTTTTTGGTTTTAGAAAACACAGCGATGATACAAGAAGATTTACAAATGCTCTTTGGGCATCAGGTAGAAAAAACGGTAAGTCTACATTAGCCGCACCGATTGGATTATATTGCCAATTCAAAGAAGACGAAAACGGAGCGCAAGTAATATCAGCCGCTCCAACAGGGAAACAAGCTAGAATAGTTTTTGATGTTGCTAAATCGATGGTTAACAAAGAACCAGAATTTAGAGAGCATTACAATATCATTGCTTATGCTAACTCAATCGCTGGTTTTTCTAATGGATCATCATTTAAACCAGTTAATTCTAAAGCCGATACATTAGACGGATTAAATCCACATTGTGTTATTGTTGACGAAGTTCATGCACATAAAACGCCTGAATTGATTAACGTTTTAAAATCTGCGGCTGGAATGAGGCCATCACCGTTATTTTTATATGTTACAACAGAGGGCTATATTAAAGCGGACAGCCCGTGGCCAGATGAAAGAATGAGATGTCATCAAGTATTATCTGGTGTTATAGAAATGGATCATTTCTTTGGAATAATATTTACACTAGATGACGATGATGACGAGTTTGATGAAACATGCTGGATAAAAGCAAACCCAATAATTGAAGTAGCTCCGAGTCTATTTGACAAAATCAAAGAAGATGCACTTGAAGCCAAGTCTATGCCAAGCAAGATGGCAGAGTTTAGAATTAAGAGACTTAACCGACCAAGCGCGGCGGCTGATTCACATATTGATTTACAGAAATTTCAACAAAATAAAACAGTTTTATCACTTGATGAACTTCAAGGCCACCCATGTTGGTTCGCTCTTGATTTATCAGCTACAAGAGATATAACATCTTTACGCGGTTTATGGTTAGTTGATGGTGAATATCATACACATGGTTGGAGATTTTTACCAGAAAACGGAATACACCAGCAAACTGCGACAGGCGGAGATATCTACAGCAAATGGAAACAACAAGGTTTGATTATTGAGACCAAAGGTGCAACAGTTAATCAAGCTGTTATAGTTGAAAAGATAATTGAGCTTTACAACAGATTTCAACCTGAAAAAATAGCCAGTGACCCATGGAACGCTACCGAAGTTATAAGAGTTCTGAAAGATGACCATGACATACAAGTTGATGAATATCGACAAGGCGCAAAAAGTTATCATCCAGCGATTAAAAAGTTTGATGAGGTTTACTATTCTGGCCAATTATTTCATGGTGGCGATGAATTATTATTATGGTGCGCGGCAAACTTAGTTATAAGATATGATACAAATATGAACCAATCACCAGACAAAAGAAATTCAGCAAACAAAATTGATGATATTGTTACATTAATCATGTGTTTTGGAATTGCTTTAAATTATGAACCTAAATCATCATTTGATGACATCATTAGCAATCGAGTATCAATTAGTTTATGAATATTTATTCTATTTTTCAATGGGCGTTTGGGCGTTCGGCAACAGCGAATGAAAAAGGACAACAGAAGTCAAGCCCAGCATCAAAAGCATTTACACGACAAAAAAATCATTCATTAGATCAAAGTTTACAATTATCATCATTTTGGGCGGGTGTTAGTCGTTGGGCGGTCACCATTTCATCATTGCCAATTCAGGTTCAGAAGTTTGATAGTCAAATGAATCAATGGGTTAGTGATAACGATAACCAATTACAACAATTATTTAATTATAAGCCGAATAGATACCAGACCACAGTCGAATTTATAAAAGAAATTGCATTAAATCTTGTCGCAACAGGCAATGCTTATGTCTTGATAAGTCGATCAAATAATAAGATAGTTTCATTATTGCCATTGTCATCAAGTCAAATGCAGGTCAATCTATTAAAAGATGGTACGGTTGTTTATGTTTATGAGCAAAATGGAAATCACACAGCAATAGCGGCGGATAAGATTTGGCATTTAAAAGAGTTCGGTAATAATGTCATTGGTTTGTCTCCTGTAGAATATGGTGCAACTGCAATTGGTGTTGGATTATCAGCAGATGAACGATCAACACAAGTTTTAGATAACGCGGCTAAACCATCGGGCATATTAACTTTTGACAGTGAGTTAAAACTAACAGACGTCCAAAGGCAACAGCTAAAAGAAGAGTTCAAAGCCTTAAAAGAGGGTACAGACAATGTATTGATGACTTTAGAATCAGGTTGGGCGTATGAACAAATCGGTTTAAATCCTCAAGACATTCAATTACTGGAATCAAGAAAGTTTAGCATTGAAGACATAGGGAGATTTTTAGATATACCAAGCATTTTATTAAATGATATGAGCGCATCCACTGGATGGGGTTCAGGAATAACAGAAATAATCGAAGGCTGGTATAAATTATCATTACGACCCAAAGTGCAATACATAGCACAAAGTATGCAAATACATTTAATTGAAGCTGGAAAACGCAACAAAACAAGAATACATTTTGATTTTGATCAATTATTGCAGTTATCAAGAAAAGAAAGAGCAGAAGCCAACCAGAAAGAAATAAATAGCGGAACAATGACACCTAATGAAGCGAGAATCACTGAGGGCAGATTACCCAAAGATGGCGGTGACGAATTGTTAATTAACACAGCATTACAACCAATAGACCAATATTTACAAGACCTTGCCAGTGCAAGAGGTGAAAACAATGAAGTTTAAAAACTTACAAACCCATGATTTTAAATTTGATGACAGTGCCAGAACATTCAGCGGCTATGCCAGTAAATTTGGCAATGTTGATTCTTATGGCGACATGATTTTTAAAGGCGCGTATAAAGAAACCATTGCAAATCGTGATAGACCTATTCGAATGAGATGGAATCACTATGGCGATATAATAGGTAAATGGATTGAAATAAAAGAAGATGATGTTGGATTGTTTGTGACTGGTGAATTGACAAAAGGTCACAGTGTAGCAGATAACGTTTATGCAAGTTTAAAACATGGTGCTATTGATGGCATGAGCATAGGATATTACGCAACAAAAGCAGAAGATAATGAGCATGGTGGCGAAGATTTACATCAAATTGAACTTGTTGAAATATCTGTGGTTGAAGAACCAGCAGACGTTCACGCAACCATATCGAACATTAAAAACTTAAAAACATTAAAAGAATATGAAAAAACCTTACGTGACGTGGGTTTTTCACAATCGCAAGCAAAGAAATTTGTTAGCGGGATCAAAAATCACCGTGAGGGTGATGTTATAGATTGCTCTAATCTCCTTTTAGAGCTTTAAATTAACCGCACACCAAACTACTGCCAGATAAGGCGGTTTAACCGTGCAAAACCATTATAGGTGAAATTATGACAGAAGTTACAAACTCAGATGTTCTATTAGAACAAGTGAAAAGCCAAGTTAAGGCACTTAACGAAGCCCAATCATCAAAGATTGATGAAACTATTAAAAAATACAATGCAGAAGTGGTAGAAAACGGCAAAGCAACAAAAGAAACCCGCGAACAGTTGAAACAAACAACTGACCAAATGCAAGAATTGACAGAGAAAAGCGATGATCTTGCACAAAAGTTAATTGATGTTCAACAAAAGTTGTCAGAGGGTTATAATGTTGGAACTACCAAGTCGATTGGAAAACAATTGACAGAATCAGAAAACTATAAACAGTTTGTTTCTAAGCAAAGAAATCAAATGGTTATTGAAGTTAAAAACACAATTTTAACTGAATCAGGTTCGCCATTAGAGCCAAGCTCAGATTTAGTTCAGCAGGATTATAGAGCTTTACAGGCTTTACCATTTAGACAATTGAATATTTTGGATATTATTCCAACGGGTGGCACTGACTCTAATATGATACATATTCCAAAAGAGACTTCGCATACAAATGCGGCGGCAGAAACCTCACAAGGTGAAACAATGCCAGAGTCTTCGATTGTTTATGGTTCTCAAGAATTGCCAGTCCGCGACATTGATCATTTTATTGAAGTTGCAGAACAGGCTTTAGCAGATGCGCCATTTATTCAGTCGCATATTGACATGAGAATGAATCACGGTATTAGACATCGTTTACAGACTCAAATTGTAACTGGTAATGGAACAACTCCTAACCTATCTGGTTTAACAGATACAGGAAACTTCACAGCTTTCACGCCTGATACTGGTATAACAGCAATGGATAACTTAAGCATTGCGAAATACTCTATTCAAAGCGGCGACTATTCTGCATCTCATGTTTTGATGAATCCTGTCACATTTGGATCTATTGAGAGAGTCAAGACGGGAACAGGTCGTAATGATTACGCGTCTAGTGATGGCGTGGCGTTGACTTACGTTAATAATCAACCTTATATTTGGGGATTACCAGTTGTATTGAGTAATGATGTTACAGCTAATAAGTTATTGGTATTTGACAATATGAATACAGGACTGTGGGCGCGTCAAGGCGTAGAAATTGAAATGACCAAATCAGATGGTACTAACTTCCAGAAGAAGATTGTAACCATTCGCGGTACAGGTCGATTTGCTTTTGGTGTGTTCAGAAATGCCGCCGTTCAATACGGTGATTTAACAGTATAACCTGAAAAAAAGGCGGTGGCCAATAACTGCCGCCTTTAAATATTATGAGTAAATTTATTGCAGTATGTGATTTTGTAAATTCAGATGTCGGAAGTGTTAAATCTGGACAAGAATTACCAGACAATTCCAAAGTCAGGGATTTATGCGTGGCTGGTTATGTTAGAGAGTACAAAACAAAAGTCGTACAACAAAAACCAGCAAAACCAAAAAGAACAAAAAAGAAAACAACTAAAAAATGACAAGTTACAGTATAGCGACTACAGTCGAACCAACATATAAACCAGTTACATTAAGCGAGTGCAAAGATGCTTTAGAAATAGTTGACGATTCGCATGATTCAAAAATTGAAATGATGCTGTCTGCGGCAACAAGTGAAGCGGAGCATTATACTGGTCAAATGTTCGCACAAAGAACAATACAGATATATTATGATACTGTTCAAAGTCGCTATAATTTGCCTGTTGAGCCGATTAGATCCGTTACAGTTGATTATCTATCTAGTGATTCTTACACGTCATTTACAGATTTTCAAACAGATTTAAACAAGAAACCAGCATTAATCAGGATGGTATCAACTCCAACAGTTGACGATTCAATTGTGCCGATTCGTTTTACTTGCCAAGTTGGTTACGCATCAAACAACAGCCCAGCAACAGCGGACAAAATACCAGTTGATGTTAAGCAAGCGATTATATTTCATGTTTATCAAAGTTTTATGACACGTGGTGAGTTATCAATGGATTCAAGAACAACATTCAGAAATTTATTACACCCTTACAAGGTTTTAAAATTATAAATGCACTATACAGCACTAGATAATTGTCAGGAATTTATCGAAAAATACGATATTAAAGACTATAAGGTATTAGATGTGGGTTCTTATGATGTCAATGGCACAGTAAAACCACTGTTTATCGCTCAAAATTGCGAATATACAGGCTTAGACATAGAAAAGGGTAAGAATGTCGATGTAGTTATGAAATTAGGCGAAAAACTACCATTTAAAGACAATTCTTTCGATGTTATCGTCTCGACCTCATGTTTAGAACATGACCCAGCATTTTGGGAAACTGTACGCGAAATGATGCGAGTTTCAAGGGGTTATATCTATCTAAATGCACCCAGCGCACAAAATTATCATGCATATCCAATTGATTGCTGGCGATTCTTAGCTGATTCAATGAAAGCCCTTTCTAGATTGTCGGATGAATGGGAGTTATTAGAATCATACGTTGACCATCGTTTGCCGTGGGGTGATTGTGTTGGAATATTTAAATGTACATCATAACTCCAACAGGCGGACGACCCAATCAATTAGCGTTATTAGATACATACCTAAAAAGACAAACAAACCAAGATTTTAAGTGGATAGTATTGGATGACTACCCACAAAAAACCAAAAAACCAGATAGATGCGATATTTATATTAATGCAGAATGGACATGGGATGGTAAAAACACACAGTCTAAGTCAATGCTTAGATTGCTTGAAGAAATTGGGACAGAAAAAGTTTTAATTTGCGAGGATGATGATTGGTACTCTAGAAACCATGTTGAAATATTCAGCAACTTACTAGAAAAATATGATGTTGTTGGTCAAAAATCAACTATCTATTACAACGTTAAAAACCAGTCTTACAGAAACTTTTATAAAACTAATCATTCTTGTATGTGCCAGACAGGGCTAAAAGGTGATGCAGTAAAGCATTTAATAAAAGTATGTTCAGAAAATCACACGAATTTAGATGTTGTTTTCTGGAAAACATGGAGTGGATCAAAGTATCTGGACGAATCAATGACAGCAATCGGAATTAAAGGACTTGCTGGCCGTGGTGGTATTGGCATCGGTCACACGATGCAAGGCGAACCAGATAAAAACGGCAAGCAATTAAAAGCTTTAATCGGAAACGATACAAAATATTATTTATAAACTTTAGAGGTGAAGTATGGAATTAAAAAAGTTAAAAATTAATGTTAATTATGACATGAATGAAAAACAACTTAGAGTAATTAAAAAAAAGCTGTCTCAGATAGATAATCTTATAGATGAAATAAATAAAAAGAAAATCAATATTGAAGTTGTTATTGATCAAGAAAGAGAATCGTTCAAACTATTAAGTTATTTAATGCCTAAGTCATGGAGAAAGTAACTTATATTATATGTGCAAGTGGTGGCAGTCTTACAAAAAAAGACATTGATTATTGCAAGGGCAAAGGCAAAGTAATTGTTATCAATAACACGTATAAATTAGCACCGTGGGCATTTATGTTATATGCGTGCGATTTGTCATGGTGGAATCACTATCCACAGGCTTTAAAATTCAAAGGCCGTAAAGCATCAATACAATTCAATCATCCAGATGTCGAGTTATGGCCAAGCGATAACCGCCAAAATGGGCTTGGTGAAGAAGTTATTCACACAGGCGGGAATAGTGGCTATCAGGCGATTAATCTAGCTTATTTGTTAGGTGCTGAAAGAATCATATTGCTTGGTTATGATATGCAAATCACGAACGGCTTAAGCCATTGGCACGGAGACCATGAAAAAGGACTCAACCAACAATCTTGTTTTAATGGTTGGATATGTCATTTTAATATTTTATCTAATCATTTAGAAAAAAAAGGTATTGAAGTTATCAATGCAACAAGACAAACAGCATTAACATGTTTCAAGAGAAAAAAATTAAATGAAATTGACTTTTAAACCAGCAGATATGCGTCACCGCGTGACATTTCAAGAGAAAATAAGAACTCAAGATTCAAACGGATTAGAGACTTATACATGGACAGATGTTACAAATGCCATATCAATTCCAGCAAGTGTGATTCCATTATCTGGAAAAGAGTTCTTAACAAGTCAACAAACAACAAACTCAATTAATGCGCGGGTGACAATTTACAAAAATACTGCTATTGATGAATCAATGAAAATGGTTTTCGATTCACAAGATTATAATATTATTTCAATATTGCCAGATCCTACTAATCAAATTTATTACAATTTAATGGTTTCTAAATATGGCTGAAATATTAGGACTTAGAGAGCTTGAAAGAAGATTAAAAGCATTAGGCGATGAGGTTGCGGGAAAAAATCTTTTAGGTAAAGCATTGAGAAAAGGTGCGAATATCATACGAGATAAAGCAAAAGAGAACGCACCATTTGACCCAAACCCAAACGAAAAACGCGATAAAAATGGCAATAGGCTAGAGTTAACACACATAAGAGACCAAATAAAAGTCAGGCGTGATTCAAACCCGAAAGCAAAAGGCAAAAATGAGATTATGTACATAAAACCATTTTACACAAATAAAAAAGACGTTTCTTATTGGTGGTTTCATGAGTTTGGCAGCATTAAAACAAAAGGTACAAGATTCATGACGCGAGCCTTTGAAGCAAAAAAACAGGACGCATTAAAAGCATTTCAACTTGACTTAGGGAAACAAATTGAACGAGAAGCAAAGAAATTAAATAAATGAGTATTTATACAATATTAAGCAATGATTCAGGCGTTACAGCTTTGACTACATCAATTTACATAGGACAAGCACCACAGGGATTAAGTGCGCCCTATATCGTCATTGATACAATAGTTCAATTACCACAAAATACATTGAGCGAAAGACCATCAACAGATAATAAATTAATAAGTATTGATTGCTATGGACAAACACAACAGGAATCAATTGCAATATTTGAAGCATGTCAAACAGCGTTAGAGCTAGATGTCATGATTTCAGGCGTTAATATCTATGGGATTAGAGACCCAGATATAAACGTATTTAGAACTCAGTTTGATGTTAGCGAATGGGCTAACAGATAGCTATCGAGTAGGGCAACCGCCCATTTTTTTTAAACTATATAGGTAAAATATTATGGCATATCTAAAAACTCAAGGCGTTGAATTGTTCTTACTCGATTCAACCGATTCAGGAAATGAAGTAAGAAAAATCGCAAAAGTAACAAGTATATCAGGAGTCGGCGGAAGTGCTGGAGAGATTGATATAACTAATTTTGATAGTACAGCAAAAGAATATCTAGTCGGACTTAAAGATTCTGGTTCAGTTACTTTTAATTTTAACTACGAGCCAACAGATAGTTCACACAGTACATTGTTAGGGCTTGAGGGTGGTTCAAACAAAAGATTTGTGATATGCGGAAGTGAGGAAGTGACAGATCCATCATACACATCAACATTTACAATCCCGACAGACAGAACAACCATTGATTTTACGGCGGGTGTTCAATCTGTTCAATTAGACTTATCAACTGATGATATTTATAGAGGTTCGGCGACTCTTAGAGTATCAGGTGCTTATACAATAACACCAGCAGTTTAAGTAGTTCATTACCTCGTGAACCGCTCGTATATTCGGGCGTCACGAGGTAATTTTTTTAATTATACGAGGTAAAAAAACATGAATATTAAAGATTATATTAATAATGCAGAAGACGTTAAAAAAATTGAATTTGAGTATCGTGGCGATTCAATCAAATGTTATGTGAAAGAATTATCACAAGCAGAAGCTGAAAAAATTGGTCAAGAATCAGTTAAATTAATGCCGATTTACAAAAAGCAAGAAAAAGGACATCCATTATCCGAAAAAGAAGCTGAAATAGTCGCGGGTTATCAAAGCAAGCAAGTATTTAACGTTTTATGTGATAAAGATGGCGAACAACTTTTTAGCGACTATGATCAATTTAAAAGCAAAATCAAAGGTAAATTTTTTCAAGCTTTGGTTGAAAACATTATAGAAAACCCAGTTGAGGAAGCTGAAAAAAACTAATAGGCTCTGATTATTTGAGATGGCTCATGCGATTTGCTGAAAGGCGGCGCATGAGTGTATCACAAGTATTGCAGAGCTTTACACAAAAAGAACTTTACTTATGGCAAGCGTGGGAACGTAGAGAGATAACCGACAATCAAAGAATTGAAAATCTATTAGCTCAAGGAATATCATTATTAATTAATATGAACAGTAAAAAAGGTTCTCAAAAATCAGACCCTAACGATTTTATATTTAAATCAAATTGGTTAACAGACGAACAAAGTGATTCACAAACAATGATAAATGAATTTATTAAAGGCATGAAATGACTCAAAAACTAGCATCATTATCAATAGAATTAAGCGCAAATGTCGCAAAATTCGAGAGTGACTTAGGTCGCGCCGCACGAATGGCTAAAAAAGAAAGTGACAAAATGAAACGTCAATTTCAAGTCATGGCTAAAGCCGTTGTTGCGTCATCGGTTTCAGCCGTTGCGGGAATTGGTGCTATTGTTAAGAGTACAGCAAACGCCGCCGATAATATTCAGAAAATGTCTAATCGTTTAGGCGTATCAACTAAGTTTTTGAGTGAATATAGACACGTTGCTGAATTGTCAGGTACTTCATTGGACAAAGTTGGTGAGGGCGTTCGCAAGATGTCAAAATCAATTAATGATGCTAATAATGGATTATCTACAGCTAATCGCGCGTTTGAGTCTCTTGGCATATCACTTGATGAACTTAACTCATTATCACCTGAAAAGCAATTTGAATTAATAGCTGATAGATTGAGCAAAGTTGAGAGTCAAAGTGTAAAAGCAGGGGCATCAATGGACATCTTCGGGCGTTCGGGTTCGGAGTTATTAACTGTTATTAATGCGGGTGCTGATGGCATTAAATCAATGCGAGATGAAGCGCAAAAATTTGGTTTAACAATCTCACAAGATGCCGCCGACGCCGCGGCTAATTTCAATGATGAGTTGACAAGGCTAGAATCAAGGATGACAGGATTAAAAGAGCAAATAGGACAGCAATTAATGCCAGCAGTGACTGAAATAATTAATCAGTTTAATTCTGGTGATGTTGCACAAGCTGATAGTAATTGGCAAGGGTTACAAACTACATTAGCCACAACATACGGCGCAGTATTATTAATAGATGGTGCGTTTGAAACAGTTGGTCGAGCCGCTGGATTGATGGCTGTAAAAGCTGTTCAGGCATTTAAATTAATTGGTCAAACAGCTAAAGGATTATTTGCAAGATTGCAAAGAGGAAATCAAATAATAATTGATACATTTACAGGCGATTTTACAAAATCAAATAAAATGGCCGCTAATGTTCATGAAATAGAATCAGCTTATTCTGATTTAATAAAAACTCTTGCATCTACAACGGAGATTAAAGGTTTTTCAGATGATGTTTCAAAATCATTTCAAGAAATGTATGATAAAATAAACAAAGTAAATGACGCGAATATACAAAATACAAAAGAATTTAAAAAGTCAGATAGCCAAGTTAAGAAAACAACAAAATTATTTAATAGTTTAGGTGATGGAATAGGCTATACAGAATCGGAATTAAAAAGTTTAAACAAGCAATTTGAAAGTATAGCAGATAGATTTCTAACACCATTGGAACAGATTAAAAAAGAATACCATGAAAATATTGTTGCAGTTGATGAATGGTTAAGTGCACAAGAAGATTTTGACAAGGCTGTTATTACTGCCGCAAATTTAACAAATAAATTAACCAAAGAACGTGATGATAATATAAAAGCATTAGAAGCCAATAAAAAATCACTTGAAAGCCAATTAACACCATATGAAGAACTGATAAAATCAATGGAAAATGAATTGATGCTATTGGGTAAAAAAGGAGCTGATTTAAATAATGCCATTGCAATTCAAGATTTGGCACGCGCTGGAATCACAGTGGCGGCAGTAGGTCAAGATGAATATAATTCTAAGTTAGAAGAATATCTGGGATTGTTAGAACAAATAAATGCACAAAATGGAGTATTTGGTAATGGCATAAATGACTTTAAAGATTTGTTATCAAGTTCTTTAACGAATGGCAATTTCTTTTCTGATATGGCAAACGGTTTTGATGCAATGACATCAAGCGCGGAAAACTTTGCACAAGGTTTGCAGTCAATTGGACAGTTTGCACAATTTGCAATTGATAGCTTTGAATCACATTCAGGAAAAGATGATATAGGACAGTCATTGGCTACAATTAACGATATTGCAAGTAGTGGGGCATTGGGTCCAGTAGCTCAAGCAATTTCACAAGTGGCAACATTTATTGATACAATTTCTGGCGGTCGATTATTCGGCACTGATTATGAGCTAGAATCAGCACAAACAAATATAAATATTGGTGCAACTGGCACAAGTGGTACACAGTCTCAAACTAATGTTAGACAACGTTCATTATTTCGAGGCCGCCAATGGCAAACTATAACAGAAGATATTAATCAAGCTGGTTTAGATGCAATAAATGCTTTTTATGATGGATTGATTGTTGGTATTGAGGATTTATCGCGTAATTTTGGCGTAAAAGTACCACAATTAATAACAGGCGCGTTTGAACAAAACTTTGATGAAAATGGTGATTTAGTCAGCGAATTTTCTACAATATTAGGCAGAACATGGAACGAAACGCTTGAACAATTCCAGTTGAGGCTTGCAAGTGAGAACTTTATCGCAGTAGGTGATTTAGGTTTAGGCGGTGGCAATGAAATATCAAGCTTTGCTGAAAGATTCAGATCAAGTGCAGAATCATTATCTGAATTTGCTGAATTTGCCATTAATGCCGTATCAAGGATTCAATCAGGCGATGGATTATTAGGTTCGTTTACTGCCATTGCGTCAATAGTTGAAGAGCTATCACACAGCAACGAAACATTATTGCAAACACATCAAAGAATAATTGGCTCGGTTGATTTATTGAATAACTCACTTGATAACATGGGTATTAGTTTAATCACTAATGAAGAACACTTTATAAGGTTTGCAACATCAATCACAGATGCGGCTGGTGGTTTAGAACAAGCTCAATCATTGTGGAACTCATATTTTAATACTTTTTACGATGCAAACGAGTTAATCAATACTCAATTGTCAGGTGCTACAGCGATAAGAGATAGTTTAATAGGCGGTTTAGGTGTTCAAGGATTAGGAATTGATAATTTTAGAGAAATGTTTGAAAGCGTATTACCTAGTTTATCAGCAGATGCAATTGTTCAATGGTTAGAAGCCGCCGAAGCTATCGGGGTTGTTATTGACCTTGAGGGTCAATTAGCACAACAAAGACAAGAGCTAACATCTATCATTGACAATATTCGTGAATCAATGATAACAGATGAAATGAGCGAGTTTGAACTGGCAATGCGATCTATACAATCAAACCTTGATGAGCAAATAGCCACAGCCATAAGATTGGGCGCGACTGAAAAAGAATTGGCAATGATTCGAAGATTTGCAGATAGACAAATACAAAACACTATTCGCGAATATGAGCAATTAGCGCAAAGTTTAGCGGCTGATTTGTATGGAACTGCAAGCGAAAATTTAATCAATGGAATTGAATCACAATTAAACGGAATTAATGAACAAATATCGCTATTAGAACAGCAACAAAGCGCGGCACAACAAGCGGCACAAGCAGCTATACAAGCATATGAAGCACAACAAGCCGCCCTTGAAAATATTGTTGATTTTGCAGAGAGTTTATTAACTGGCCAGTTTTCTCCATTGAACCCAGCTGAACAATTAGCCATTGCACAACAGCAATTTAATCAAGCATTATCTGCCGCGCAAGGCGGCGATTTAGGAGCATTGGGTAATTTACAAGGACTTGCACAAACCTTACTTGGTTTATCACAAACAAACTTCGCCAGCGGTCAAGCAAACACAGATATTTTTAATCAAGTTTATGAAGCTTTAAGCGGATTGGGTATTGGATTAGGACAGGGCGCACCATCGACATCAGTTGGAGTTCCAGCGGGTTTATCTGCTTTATATGAGCAACAAGCGCAATTAAATCAACAGTTAGCAGATGCACAACGCGCGGCAGATGAAGCAACAAGCTTATTACAGCAACAAAGATTATTTGATATGTTGACCGAATTGTCAGAAGCGCAAAACGTATCTATACAAGTTTTAGCTGAAAGGTTGGGAATTCCATTAGATAGATTGGTTGCTGATTTAGGCGTTAAATTAGTTGATATTAGCACATCATTAAGCAAACCATTGCAGATAGATACATCGACAATAGAAACCGCTGGAGATACTTTAGTTGCAGATACAATATCAACAGAAAGTGGGGAAACTCAAGAAGAAATCAGGAACTTAAAAGAAGAAGTTTCTGGCTTGCGTTCAGATATTCGAGATTTTCTCGCGGAGGTGGCCGCATAATGACAAATACTGTAGTAAAACTTACAAAGCCATTTACTAAAATAGATGAAATCTCAACTGCCACCATGTTATTTTCTTTGACTAAAGAAGTTGAAAATTATACAGGTGATTGCATCAGAGTAATAGAAGATGATTTAGCAACAGAACAAGATATCGGATTCAATCCACAAGACAACATAAATCAAGATGATTTATCAGAACACGTGTCAAGTGCGAGCGGTTTTGTTACAGATTGGTACGATCAAAAAGAGCTATCAGATGCGGTATCTGTAGCAACAGCAAGACCCATGATTGTTAATACTGGAGTAGTTGAGTTAGAAAATGGTGAAGCATGTTTAACATTTGACAATACAAATGATTATTTATTAGCAGATTGCCCTTACTCAAATAAAACACCAGTTGTATCTATTGTTATGGTTATTTCTGATACAGATGATGGAGAGCAAGATGTTATTTTAGGTACTGATCCAAGCACATCAGGGATAGTTATTATTAAAACCAGTGCGAACAAAATAGCAGTACAAACAAAACGCTCAAGCGGAACTATAACACTTAATAGTACATCAACAATATTATCAACTGACACAGTGGTTTTAGGAGTTGTGGTTGACAGAAACAATGATATAAAAATTTATTTTGATGGTGTTTTAGATAATTCAACTGCCGATTCAGACAGCGACTTTGCCAGCGCAATCACATCAATTTCTATAGGCGGAACAGCAACAGGAACTTTACCATCATCTTTAAAATTGCAATTTTTGTCTTTGTGGCTTAATGACGAAAGCGACAATATGAGTGAATATTACACGCAATTATCTAGTAGATTTAATTCCACATTGACCAATGATGAAGATTTTATCTATTTTTCAGATACGCCTGTTTTGTTGTCAAACGGATATTATGCAAATGGTCGCCTAGTTGGTGATATTAATTTCACAGAATCAATTAAGGTATTTCCTTGGACTGGAATAAATCAGGGCGGTTTCGGTAATGTTGATATTGTAAATGTGGATAGTGTTTATAATTCTATTGTTGAAACAAACTACACCAAGATTGATATTTATAAGTATGATGGCACAACATTAACTGAATTTGGAAATGGTGATATAAAAAATATCGGTTACATTGAAAAAGGTCGTATAAGAGTAACAATAAAATCTGTTATTGATAAATTAAATGTTGAGCTACCCACGGGACGATTTACAGCAACAGATCATGCTGATTTAGAGAACGAAAAGAAACAATTGTGCTTGGGTCGTGTTAATCTTGCCGATGTCAGGCTTTTGGATGTTGCAACAAATGAGTACTTTGTAGCAGATAATATTTACAACGTTGTAACTGTTTATGACAATGGAATAGCTTTAAGCGATGCTAGCAGTCCAGTAGAGTTCACGCAAACTACAAACGGCTTTACATTGACATCGAACCCAGTAGGTAGAATATTGTGTACTGTAGACGGATTAGAAAACGCCGCAGGCACAGGCTATGAAGAACACATTTCTGAACATGTGCCAAGATTGTTAAAAGATATTAACATAAATTATGATGAAACTGGACTGGCTAGTATATACCCAGCTATAACATCAACCTGGAGCGGGACAGATGCAACCGTGTTGCAAGCAATTAATGAGTTATTAGATGGCTTTATTTCCTACATGTACGCTGATTCGACTGGAGAGCTACAGTTTGGCACATTAGCACTACCAACAAGCCCAACAGACACACTAGAAGAACTTGAGACCATTGGAGAAATAAAAGCATTTCGAGACACAGCGCAAGGATTAAGCGAGCGTTTGCAAAACTCAAGGAACTATAATCCTTACTCGCCAGAGGGCATTGCCTTTGGTGCTACTGAAGCAGATAAAATCAATCTAATAAAAGAATATAAAAGAACATCGGTATTATCTGGACTACATCCTTTTTACAAAGATAAAAACAATGTTGATATGAAATCTCAATCTTTAGGTGGCATAACAAATGGTGAAACGATACTGCAAGATATAATAGATTTATGGTCAGATATCAGATATTTTTACACGGTTTCAGCAGTTAAAGAGTTTGACTTAAATCAAGTTATTACATTAACACACAGTCAAAAAGGCTTAGAAAGCGGAAAAGATGTTGTTGTTATCGAAAAGAAAAAATCAGCAATATCAAATAAAATAACATACAAATTTTGGGGTTAAAATGAGTTATTTATTAAAAGAGAATGTTTTTACAGAAGAGAATGTATATTCTATTACTGTAACTCCAAGCTCTGGAACTGTAACAGATTCAACAAATAAAAATAAAATATTAACAAGGCAATTATCAGATTCATATATATTTACACCAAGCGCAACTGGTACAGTCACAATAGAAATAATTGTATATCAATTATCGACATCAAT